GGATTTACAACTAACTCATTAGCAAACAAAGCTTATGTTGACCAAGTTGCACAAGGTCTTGACGCTAAACCATCAACAAGAGTTGCTACAACAGCAAACTTATCAGCGACTTATTCAAACGGTACTGCTGGTGTTGGTGCAACATTAACAAACTCTAGTACACAAGCTGCATTATCTATTGATGGTGTAACTATGGTAGCAGATGACAGAGTTTTAGTTAAAGACCAATCAACAGCCGCTCAAAACGGTATCTATGTTGTAACGAATATTGGTTCAGGTTCAACAAACTGGATTTTAACAAGAGCAACTCCTGAAGACCAACCTGCTGAATTATCAGGTGGTTCATTTGTATTCGTAGAAGAAGGTACTGCTAACGGAGATAACGGTTATGTATTTACTCACACAGGCGCTCCTACTTTTGGTACAACATCATTAGATGTAACACAATTCTCTGGTGCAGGTCAAATTAATGCAGGTGCAGCTCTAAGTAAAACTGGTAACCAAATGGATGTTGAAGTTGATGACTCATCTATTGAAGTTAATTCAGACGCATTAAGAGTTAAAGCGTTAGGTATTACTAACGCTATGTTAGCAGGTAGTATTGACGGTGCAAAGATAGAAAACTTTACCTTTACAGACGAAAGTTCTACACAAGGTGCAACTCAGATAGGTATTCCGATGGAGTTCTTAGCTGGCGAAGGAATAAATACAGTTGCTTCAGGACAAACACTTACAATTACAGGAGAATTAGCAAGTACATCTAATATCGGTGTGGCTAGTTTTCATTCAGACAACTTTACAACCGCTTCAGGTGTTGTAACAGTTACAACAATTGACGGAGGCTCATTCTAATATGAAAAATTTATGGAAAAAATTTAAAAGTCTTTTTAATTTGGATTATCCATTAATCTTAAAAAAAGAAGATGAGATTGATTTAAAAAATCTAAATAAAAAAACAAAAAAAGAATTAGAAAAACTAGGTAGAAAAATTGGTATCGAGTTAGATAAAAGACATACAAAAGATAAACTTATAAAACAGATTAAAAAAGCTTGTAAATAATGGCTACAGTAATAAAACCAAAAAGAAGTGAAACAGCACTATCCGTACCAGCAGCTAATTCGTTAGAAACTGGTGAGTTGGCAATGAATGTTACAGACGGTAAATTCTATACCAAAAAAATTGACAACTCAGTTGTTGAAATTGGTGGTGCAGGTTCAGTTACATTGCAAGATGTGATGACTAATGGTGCTACTACAACAACAGATTTATTATTAGATAGTGGAGCTAAATTAGTTTTTGAAGGTAATCTAGCAAACTCATACGAAACTTTTTTAACAGTTGCAGAACCAACTGCTGATAGAACAATAACATTACCTAATCAATCAGGTACGGTTGCAATGGATGGTGACGCTTTAGCGTACGGAATAGTATTTGGGGGATAATATAGGTGGCAAGTAATTTTAAAAATGCAGGACTTGATGTTGGTGTTTTAGATGACGCAACAGGAAATATGTACACTGCTGGTGGTAGTGTAACTGCTGTTGTTCACGCTGTTTATATTTCAAATTTAAGTTCAACAAATTCAGCTAAAGTAAATGTTAAGGTTACAATAGATGGCGGTTCTACATTTAGACATGTAGGTAGAAGTTTAGAAGTCCCAGCAAACAACACTCTTGTTTTAGATAAACCGATTAACATTGAAAGTTCAGATATATTAAGAATATATGCTGACCCTAATCCAGATAGTTCGTCTGTAGATGTGGAAGCATATGCAAGTATATTGGAGATTAGTTAATGTCAACTTTAGGATATGTAACACCAGTTAGTCAACAAAGTAAAGAGGGATTTCATGCTCTGAGAAGAACAACTGAGGGTCTTTTATACTATACAAAAGTTGATAAAGATAGTACAGATAGTATTGACTTTGATGGTGGTAATCCTACTGATAAGAATGGTAACAGACAGTTGCCTTCTAAAGTTGACTACACAGATGAAGTAACAAAATTACAATCAGGAACACAATATTTTACAGGAGACAATTCTACTGTAACATTTACATTATCAACAACAGTTTTAGATGGTACAAGAATCGCTGTATTTTTAAATGGTGTAAAACAACCTATTGATGAAGTTTGGACATATGCTTCAAGTGTAGTTACTTTTAAAATTGCACCTTTTAGTGGTTCACAAGTTGCAATAGGTCGTATTGAAAAAGAATATAAAAACAATACAAGTGACAAATATCAACAATATGTATTTGAAGATGGTGACGCAACATATCATATTGATGATAATGGTTACTTTGTAAAAAGAGAAAACAAAAGTAGAGGGGCAACAGCTTTGACAACAGATGATTTCGACACGGCAGAGGGTTCAACATATTCTGTAGCGACAACATCTTGGCAATCAGCAGTATAAACTCGTATAAATAGTATAAAGAATTAAAGGTAAACCATGGCAGATTTCAAATTAGGCAGAATAAAATTTAAATGGAGAGGCGATTGGGCTGTTGATACTGCCTATTTAATTGATGATGTTATTAAATACGGTGGTAATACCTATGTGTGTATTCAAAATCACACAGCTCCAGCAAACGAAAATTTATTTTATACAAGTCCTGGCACATACACAAGTTACTGGTCTTTGCAATCAGAATCATTATTTTTCAAAGGCACTTACGCAAATTCAACTTGGTATAAATTAAATGACCTAGTTTCTTACGGTGGTAAACAATATAGAGCAACAACTGCTCACACATCATCAAGTGCAGTTTTAGACCAGTCAAACTTCGAACAACAAGTAGATGGTATTACTTTTAGAGGCGACTATACTGAAAGTACACAATATAGATTAAATGATATTGTTAAATATGGTGGTAGACAATATAGATGTACCACGGAACACACATCAGCAGCTAAAACTGGTTCTCCATCAACTGCTGTTTTAAATACATCTAACTTTAGTTTATTTGTAGATGGTTTAGATTTTAAAGGCGATTGGGCAGCCTCATCATATTATAAAGTAAATGATGTTGTCAAATTTGGTGCATTTCAATATAAATGTACAGCAGCTCATACTTCTACATCAACATTCTCAACTGGCAGTTTCACAGTTTATTCAGAGGGTTTACAATTTGAAGATAGTTATAATGCAAGTACAACTTACCAAGATGGTGATGTTGTAACATATGGCGGGTATTCTTATGTATATGTAAATTCAACTCCACAATCAGGAGTAACACCAGTAGATGGTTCAGATTGGAATTTACTAAATCCTGGCTTTAATGCCTTAGGAGATTACTCACACGGAACAGCATACAAAACAGGTGATGTTGTTAAGTATGGTGGTTATTCTATGGTGGCTATCGTTGATAGTACCTCAGTTAGACCTTTTGGTGCCGACTCATCTACAGTTGACGGAAAATGGAAAACTTTAAGTGAAGGATTTGAATGGAAATCCAGTTATAGTGCTGGCACAACATATCTCATTGGTGAAGTTGTTGAATATGCTTCATCTTCGTATGTTGCAATCGTAGATATAATTTTAGGTGTAACACCAGGAACAGACGCAACTAAATGGCAATTACTTGCACAAGGTAGTACAACAAATGTATTAACTACTAGAGGTGACATTATTGTTCGTGACTCTTCTCAAACAACAAGATTGCCTATAGGTGTATCAGGTTCAATTTTAACAACAAATGGTACAGATGTACAATGGTCAAATGCTGAAGGTGCAAATGTTAAATGGGTTGCAAACTCAGGTTCAGACAGTAATCCAGGCACTCAAACATTACCTTACAAAACAATCAATTACGCTTTAAAACAAACCACATCAGGTGATATAATTGAAGTTGAAAGTATTGCAGGAGGAACTGGCGGTACTCCTGGTACTTATGATGTAACACAAGCTTCAACAACAGGTTCAGGAACAGGATTTGCAGCTAGAGTTGTGTTAGATGGTTCATCAACAGCAACAATCACAATCACAAATGGTGGTACTGGCCACGCTGAGGGTGATACAATTACAATTACCGGCGTTGGTTCTCCTACTGCTTCATCAAACATTACTTTTGATGTTAAATCAGTTTCAGTAGGTGATGTTCTTTATGTTAAAAATGGAGTTTATAAAGAGCAGTTGCCTATGGTTGTTCCGGCTGGAGTTACTCTTAGAGGTGAAAGTTTAAGAGGTACAGAAATTAGACCGGCAACTGATACAGGCTCTCAGATTAAAACAGTAACAACAAGTTCTACAATTGCTGGTGCAACCGACGGAACATACAGTTTTATACACCAATCATCAACAAGTGGGACTGGTAATGGTGTTGTTGTAAATGTTACAATATCTTCAAATGTATTTTCTAGTATAACAATTTATCACGGCGGTTATCATTATGCAGTAGCAGACACGATTGATTTTACTGTTGCAAAATTAGGGTGTGGAGGTACAGGTACTTTAACAGCTACTGTTGCTTCATTAGAAGATAACAATGCTTCTAATATGTTGCTTGTTAATAATCAAACTAATGTCACATTATTTACATTTAAAGGATTGACAGGTACACCAGTAGGTGGTGGAATTTCAACATTAAGACCTGCTGTAATATCATTGGATCCTGAAGGTGCAATTTTAACATCTTCACCATATATTCAAGATTGTTCCTCAGTTAATGCTGGTGCTACAGGTATACAAATTGATGGTAATTTGCACAAAAATTTAGCTTCTGTTGGTAATAAATCAATTCTTGCAAATGACTTCACACAAATTAACTCAGATGGTGTTGGTGTTCACGCAATCGGAACTGGTCGTGGAGAGATGGTTTCTGTCTTCACATATTATTGTGATAAATCATTTTTTACAGAAACAGGTGGATTTATTAGAGGTTTAAACTGTTCATCCGCTTATGGTGAACAAGGTGCTGTTGCTGATGGTTCATCAGCTGCCGAAGTAGCAACTACAGTACAAAGTAGAGGTGAACATTTACTTTATCAACCTGCTACAATCAGTACAGGTTCAACTTCGGATATTGCAGGTTCAATTGTAACAAATGGTTCTGGTACTGCTACAGTAACAGGTAATACTTCAGGTGCAACTGCTACCTTCTTTAGATATCAAATTTCAAAAGATACGCTTTATATTGAAAATAGAACAGGTAACTTTCAACAAGGTGAAACTATTACTA